GGTTAAATTTTTAGTATAATATATAAATGTTAGAAAATCTTATAAAGACAGCAAAAGAAGCGTACTACCAAGGTAGTCCAATCATGTCAGATGAGATTTTTGACCATTTATTGACAATGGTTACAAAAGAAAGTATCGGTTATAAAAGTTCGTATGAGCGCAGATACAAGCACTTGTTCCCTTTGTTCTCCCTCCAGAAAGTGATACAAGGAATCGACTCTGCTCCAAATTGGAATGGAGTCGATTTTATCACGACCGCAAAACTAGATGGAGCGGCTATCAGCATTTTATATGGTGATGGTGAATTGCAGAAAGCTCTCACAAGAGGAGATGGTATAGAAGGGCTAGATATAACCCCATTAATAAAAACATTAGTACCAAATAAAATTAACTGCAAGTACGTAATACAGATTTCGGGAGAAATAGTAGCTCCCAAGGAGATACCTAATGCAAGAAACTATGCGGCGGGTGCGCTAAATCTTAAAGATAGCGATGAATTTGCCACAAGAGATTTAACTTTTGTCGCACATGGATTATCTCCATATTTAACAGACAACTATGTATCGGATATGAGAGAAATTTCAAATCTCGGATTCAATACAGCCATTGATAGTGACTACACTCAATTTCCCCATGATGGAATAGTTTTCCGTGTTGCAAAGAATGATGATTTCGATGCGCAGGGTTACACAAGCCATCACCCCCGAGGTGCTTATGCACTGAAGAAACAGGAAGTTGGTGTAGTGACTGTCCTCCAAGATGTCACATGGCAAGTAGGGAAATCAGGTGCAGTATCACCAGTTGCCCACTTCGACCCAATTGACATAGAAGGTGCAACAATATCAAAGGCTACACTACACAACAAGTCAATCATTGAAGCTCTCAACCTTGAATTAGGTTGCAAGATAGAAGTAATTCGTGCAGGAAAGATAATTCCGCAAGTATTAAGGAGAGTAGATTGAACTTAGAACAACAAAAAATTATATATAATTTATATAAAAGAATAGCGGAACTAAATGAAGTATACAAAAGAAGAAATAGAGAACAGTAAGAGAATCTATAAGAGTGCAACTCCTAAACAAGATTTATCTTGGTATGTCAAATGGACTGCCAGTGTCGTTCTTCTTTGTGCTTTTGCAGTTCGTTCAACGCAACAATTCCCATTCATTGACCTCTGTCTCTCCTTAGTTGGAGTGTCAGGCTGGCTTTGGGTGGGGCTGCTATGGAAGGATAGAGCATTAGTAATGCTTAACGGAATAGCAGTATTTATATTATTATCAGGTTTGATTGGACATTTAGTATGAAACTTAGAGAAAAACTAGAACTTCGTATGCAAATTCTTGAAGAAATGATGAAAAGAAATATGCACATTACAGACCCAGAGACAGTAGATTTATTCTTAGATAGAATTACTTACTGTTGGGGAGTATTGAAAGAAGAAGATAGAGATTTTGTTCAAGGCTGTCAATACGCCTTAGAAGAGAAGCATGTCTGGAGTATATAATCAAACCTATTTTAATAATCACCCTCATGAACAAGACAGAGAGGGTGTTCTATACGGAGTTATACTTGTAAATCAAAAAACATTTGAACGCGAGTGTATCAAAGTCGGAATCGCCAGTGGAAAAGACTGGCGTCATGTTATCAAAAGAAGTAGAGGTTTTAAAGGATACGATTTACGTATTCAGAGAACCTATCACGACACGATTTATAACTGTTGGAAATTTGAGCAAAAACTACATGAGAAGTATAAGCATGATAGTTATAAACCCAAACAAAAATTTGGTGGGCACACAGAGTGCTTCAAAATTTCGTCCCTTATTCTTCGGGACTTCCCAAAAAATAAATCTTGACAGATGCTTATTTCTTTGATATAATATACATATAAAAATGAAAGAGAGACAGATTTTATGCAAGAAATAATTATACCGACACATTGTCCAGCTTGTAATACAGTATTGGAAATTGTGAACGACCAGTTGTTTTGTCGCAATATTAACTGTCCCGCTAAATCGTCAAAGAGAGTAGAACACTTCGCTAAAACTTTGAAAATCAAAGGACTTGGCAAAGCAACGATTGAGAAGCTTGACTTACAAGACTATCATGACATCTACTCATTTGATGAAACTGAATTAGTACAATTACTAGGTTCGGAAAGGCTCGGAACTAAGTTGTTTGCTGAAATAGAAAACTCTAAATCAGCAGACTTAACTACACTACTTCCAGCTTTTTCGATACCGCTGATAGGGCGAAGCGCATCTAATAAATTGACCAAAAAGGTCTCGAATATTTCAGAGATAACCTACGCAACAGCGACAGAATGTGGTCTTGGTCCTAAAGCGGCGTCGAACCTAGTAGATTGGCTAGTGAATGAGTTTCACTCAAATGAATACTACGATTTACCTTTCAGTTTTAGTTGTGAGATACCAGAAGTCGACTACGTTCCTCTCAAGGGAGTAGTTTGTATAACAGGTAAACTTAAGAGCTACCCGACTAAAGCGGCGGCTGAGAAAGTTTTACATAAGTATGGATATGAGACAAAGGGATCACTCACTAAGAATGTTACGATTCTAGTAAACGAAAGTGGAATAGAATCAGCAAAAACGAATAAAGCTCAAGAAATGGGCATTAAAATTTATAATAACATAAAGCAATTAATAGAGGAAAATTAATATGGCATTACCAAAATGGACAGATGAAAGAACACAGCAACTAGTGGACTTTATCGGTGACCAAAGCCCTGTATCACAGGCAGTAGTTGCTGAAGCTGCTGACGAACTTGAAACTTCAACAAGGTCAGTATCTTCTAAATTAAGAAAAATGGGATTTGATGTGGAACTTGCTTCTGCTTCAGCATCCAAGTCTTTCAGCGATGAACAAGAGGCAACTCTTGCTAACTTCGTACAAGACAACAGCGGTAACTACACATATGCAGAAATCGCATCAAACTTTGAAGGCGGACACTTTAGTGCAAAGTCAATTCAAGGTAAAATCCTTTCTATGGAATTAACAGAGCATGTTAAACCAGCTCCTAAAGTAGAAAGTGTTAGAACTTACACTCCTGAAGAAGAAGGAACGTTTGTTGAAATGGTTAACGGTGGTAGCTTCGTAGAAGAAATCGCAGACGCATTAGGCAAATCAGTAAATTCAATCAGAGGTAAAGCTCTTTCACTACTTAGAAGTGGCGACATCAATGCGATTCCTAAGCAGAAAGAAACTAAAGGTTCATCTAAAGCAGACGTTTTAGCAGACCTTGACATCTCAGGTATGACTGTACAAGAGATTGCCGATGAAATCGGTAAAACAGTAAGAGGCGTGAAAACTATGTTAACAAGACGTGGTCTTCAGTGTGCTGATTACAATGGTGCAGCTAGAAAAGAGATAGGCTAACTAGCAATATTAGCAGGGGTGGGCAATCCACCCCTTTTTTTGAGAGAGATTAATGAATATTGCGAGTGCTTTACTAAAACAACTTATAGTTCAACAAGACTTAGATACTTGGGCTCAGGTAAAAGATATATATTTGCCAAATGAGTACCGAGGGATTTTTGGCGTCTTGGAAAAGCACGTAGACAATTATCAATCTCTCCCAACATTAGAAGAACTCAAAGCAGGTGTAAGAGATAAGAAAATTCTTGACAAAGTCGCTGCCATTGAATCAGTAGAAGTAGAAGTCGATGCAGACATGCTTCTTGATTACCTCAAGAATGAATTTACACAAGTAGAAATACTAGATGAGTTAGACAAGTATGTCGATAAAACAATTACAATGGCAAGTGCGGAAGAAAATATAGAACAACTACAAGAAATAGTTCTAAACGTAAGTGATAAGGTTGATGTGACACCACCTTCAGAAAGTATGCAAACAATTACACTTTTTGAAGATGATGAAGCACGAGCAAAGTATTTACCTTTAGGACTTAATACAGAATATGACTCAAGTGTCAAATTCTCACCCAAAGATTTGGTGTTAGTTGGTGGTAGACGAGGTTCAGGTAAGTCTTTAACTTCCTGTAATCTTGCAGTTAATGTTTATGAGGGTGGCAGAAGTGCCATCTACTTTACAATCGAAATGGATAGCCGTTCCATTCTACAAAGAATGTGTTCCATAGCAACAAGAGTTCCTTTTACAAATATTCGTGACAAAGTTATGAATAAAGAAGAATGGAATCTAGTTGCAGGTTGGTGGGCTGGTCGTTTTGAAGGTGGACATGACCTTCTGAAAGAATATGAATTAAATCGAGATTTTGATGAATTTCATAGAAAACTAGTAAAGAATGAACTTAACAAAGAAAGACAGTTGGACGTTATTTACGATCCAGCCCTCACTCTCTCAAAAATTCAAAGCGAACTCGATAAGAGGGTTAGTCGACAAGACATTGGTATTGTAATCGTAGACTATCTAAACCAAGTTCGCCGCCACAATGCACCAGGACGTAATGGACAGTATGACTGGACAGAACAGATAGAAATAAGCAAAAAGCTAAAGACTTATGCCCAAGAGTATGAGACTTTAGTTTTTGCGCCCTATCAAACAGATGCGTCTGGTGAGGCTCGTTTTGCCAAGGGTATACTTGACGCAGCGGATGCGGCATACTCCCTAGAGACTTGGACACCTGAAGATAAGTGTATGACGTTTAATTGTACAAAAATGAGAAATAATGAAGTCAAAGGATTTTCCAGCGAAGTAGACTGGAAGTCACTAAAAATCGGCCCAGGCACTGCTTTGACTCCAACAGAAAAAGAAAACATGAGAGAACAAATGGGACTGGGCAGTCAAGAAGAGGAAGCACAAGAAATATGAGATTATTAGAAATGAATTACGGAGATGTTAGAGTATTTAGTGAAAGACCTTTTGGATATAAGAGGTATATAGTAGAG